CAAAGCAGCAGATTCTGTGACAGCGAAGTTGCCTGGATCCTATAGTAATGCTGAAGGAGATATAGGTGCTTGGGGTGCATTGTCTGATGCAACTCATGTAGGTAGTGATGCAATGACTGGTGGATCAGTATCTGGATTCACTTTAGATAAACCACAAAACAATCCATTTGCTGGAAGTACCAAACCTGAAGTAAATGTAAATGCTGAAAAGGTTAGAGACTTACATGACGAGGTAATAGACTAATGTCCATTGCATCTAGCGCACATGCGGCCGCAACATCTACCTCAACATCGGCGGCCGCCCAGACCTCAGAAACCTCTGGTGAAACGACAGCTGATGGTATAACTTCTTCTGTTGACACAACAGCAGTTGATGCCTTGGGGACGGAAACTGTTGATAGTGCTGGTACGGCCGCACCAGAAAGCGTTTGGGGTGGTAACCCACACACTGGAAATAAAACTGCTCCGGGTCAAGGTGAATGGGCAGATGGCGCTTGGACGAATAAGCCCGGTACGCAATTGCCTTCAATCGCAGGCGATGGAATGACTAAAGTTACTTCAACTTCTACTACTACTGGAAGTTTGAAGCCAAAACAAAAACCTTCTTCTGGTGATAGAGAACTGAATCAGGGTGGTAGAGATCCTAGTGATATTGATGCTAATGATTCATCGACTAATACTAATGATCACTTTGATCCTTCTGCTGTGAATCCTGGAGTTTCTACGAGTGAAGTTAGTGATGAAATAGGTCATCCAGACTTTGGTCCAGATGCAGAAGATAAGTCTGATGACTCGGCCGGACCAGATTCCTCGTCAGCGCTGGGTGGACCTGGATCTCCGGCCGGTGGCTCAGGAATGCCACCCGGCACTGGCATCCTGGCGTAATGAGTATAAATAGTAGAAATGCCTATTACATATAACACAGGGTACGATGATGCCCAAGCAGTAAACGAGAGTCCTAGAAGTACTTTCATCTATAAGGACCTCAATATGTTTTTTACAAAACACCCTACATCGAAAGATGTAAGTAAGGTCACAGATATACAAGCGATAAAACGTGCTGTCCGTAATTTAGTTTTATTGAACCAAGGTGAAAAACCTTTCCATCCAGAGATAGGGGGAAACGTTCATGGTTCTTTGTTTGAAAACTTTACACCTCTGACAGAAATAGAATTACAAGTAGCAATAGAAGGTACTCTCAACAGATGGGAACCCAGAGTAATTGTAGAAGAAGTAAAGGTAAATGATGATGACGGATATAGTCTGGATCAAAATAAGTTAGGTATAACAATAAGTTTCTCGATAGCCAATGTACCAAATGTGATACATGATGTCGAGCTCTTTTTAGATAAGGTACGATAATGGCACTCAATACATTAGGCAAATTAGAAGTTACGGATTTAGACTTTGATACTATCAAGGGAAATCTCAAAACTTACCTCAAGGGTCAGTCTGAATTTACTGACTATGATTTTGAAGGCTCAGGTCTTTCTACACTATTAGATATTCTAGCATACAATACACACTACAATGCTTTCATGGCAAACATGCTTGCCAATGAAATGTTTTTAGATACAGCAGTCAAACGAAACTCTGTGGTATCTCATGCGAAGCATTTGGGATATACTCCAACATCTTCTACTGCACCTATTGCTTATTTGAATGTAACAGTCAACGATGCGACTGGCGGGTCCCTAACTATGCCGGCCGGGCATATTTTTACAACAACTATCAGTGGACAAACTTATCAATTTGTAAATATAACTGCAAGAACAATTCAACCTAGTGATGGTGTTTATACTTTTGCTAGCGTGCCTGTTTACGAAGGGACTTATATAACAACCAACTTTACTCATAACGCTTCTAACGCGGATGAGAAGTTTATTCTTGATAATGAGAAGGTTGATATTTCTACTCTTACAGTTGCGGTACAAACAAGCTCATCTGATACAACAACGACTACCTATACCAAAGCAAACAACTTGGTAGATGTTACTGCAACTTCCACGGCTTTCTTTGTACAAGAAACAACTAATGGTGAATGGGAGATATATTTTGGTGACGATGTAGTTGGTAAGAAATTGACCGATGGTAATATCGTCAAGGCTACTTATGTTATAACAAATGAAACAGAGGCAAATGGAGCTTCAGTATTTCAATCGTCTGGGACGATAGGTGGAGGAACAGATATTACAGTTGCTACATCAAGTGCAGCGAGCGGTGGTGCTATACCAGAAAATATTGGATCAATAAAATACAATGCACCGTTTAGTTATGCTACACAAAATAGAGCAGTAACTGCTGCTGACTATAAAGCACTACTCCATCAGTTATATCCCAACATTGAGTCGGTTGCTGTGTGGGGTGGAGAGTATGCAAGTCCTGTTGTGTATGGTAAGGTGTATATGAGTATTCGTCCAAAGACTGGATACAACCTAACTACTACTACAAAAGCAAACTTGGTACAGGCACTAAAAGACTACACGGTTGCAAGTATCACGCCAGAGTTTATTGATCCCGTTACTATCAAAATTATACCTACAGTATCATTCAAGTTCAATGATTCGTCAACAACAAAAACCGGGGCGGACCTTATAACTGAAGTTACAACAATGATAACTAATTTTAGTGATACTGACCTAGAGAAGTTTGAACAGATATTCCGTTTTTCTAACTTCACTACAAAAATAGATAATGTAGATACTGCTATAGTTTCTAACATAACAAGTATTCGAGCGTCCTTTGACCAGACCCCTACACTGGCTACCGCGACAAAATATACTATCCCCTTTGAAAATCCAATTGAGCATTCTGCTGGAAACATTTCTGGTCAGGGTGTAGTTGCATGGTCTACTGGTTTTATTATAGAAGGAAATACTAACACACTATATTTTGATGATGATGGTGCTGGTAATATGAAAACCTATTATCTTACTGGTTCAACCAAAACTACAGTAGACCCCGAGGCGGGAACTATCAACTACACTACTGGAGAGATTATTATAAACTCTATAAACATAACTTCAGTTTCTAATGCCAGTGGAACTATTACCTTCACAATGAAACCCGCGTCTAACGACTTGGTGCCAGTGAGGAATCAAGTGTTTCAGATAGACACTACCAATATGAGTGTGTCTAGTTCTGTAGATACTATTGCGGCAGGGACATCTAACGCCGGGACTGCATATAGCACTACATCCTCTTACTAATGAAAAAACTAGATAATAAAGTTTCTGTAAGAATAGCGGAACAGTTTCCAGAGTTTGTCCGAGCGGACAACGCTGGACTGATTCCATTTCTAGAAAGATATTATGAGTTTTTGGAAAGTGCTGAACTTACACTAACTGGCATTGGTGCATCTGACCAAATGTTGATGGAAGATGATGTAAACTATATTCAGTTACAAAACGAAGATCAGCCTACAGGTCGTCAAGAGAATAAAATAGTTCTTGAGGACTCTGGCATTTCTGTATTTCAAAATAATGAGACTATAACAGGATTCAATTCAAAGGCTACTGCAACGATTCGTGTTGAAGATATCAATGCTAACAGTAGACTTTTTATATCATCGTCAAACGCCTTTCTAATAGGTGAGAAAGTTACTGGTAGTATTTCTGGTGCTACTGGAATCATAGATAAGTATCGCGCCAACCCGGTTGAGAATGTATCCAACCTAATGTCTTATGCAAATGTTGATGATACTGTAGATACTTTCTTTGACCAATTCAAAGAAACGTTTATGAGAACTATTCCCCGGAGTTTGGCAGCGGGTGTTGACCAAAGGAATATTCTAAAAAATATCAAAGACCTTTATAGAACGAAGGGAACTCGTAAGGGTCATGAGATTTTCTTTAGGTTGTTGTTGGATGAGAATATTGAACTATTCTATCCCAACCAAAATATGCTCCGTATCTCAGATGGTACCTGGGCAGATGATTTTGTTATACGAGCCACCCAAGTCAATAACTGCTTTCTTATGGAAGATGATATAAACGAAGATGTCTTTTTGACTATGGAAGATGGTTCTCATATTGAGACAGAAGATTCTACACTTACCACAGGTAACCTGAGAAATCTTATCGGACAAACTATCACACAAGACTTGGTTAGGGATGTTACTATTTTAGAAGGTGCATTACATCATCCCGATACCGCAGGTTATCAGGGCCCTGCTGCGGGATACTCTGCAATAGAAAAAGCCACTGCTACAGTTGAGACAATTCAAGAACTTCAACTGGGAAGTGTTGTGGTGCAAGATATTGTACTCAACAAAGATTCTATTGTTGGTACTTTTGTTGATGGACAAACTGTATATGGTATAGATAGCACAGACGAAAATAATACTCTATATGCTAAACTCGCTGGACAACTTTCTTCTATAACAGAAACTACATCTGGTCAATATTATAAAACTACAGACCTTATACCAGTAACAACTAGAATGCCTTTAGGTGGTGTAGGCGCATCAGCAAATATAAGTGAAATTTCTTATGGCAGTATTTCTAATATAGAAGTTTCTAGTGTTGGTAGTGGTTATGAAAACGGTGATACTATTACTGTGAATAATACAGGAACTTCTGGTACGGGGTTGTCTGCTGAAATCGCTGTGACTAATGGTGGCTTTGCTCCAGAGACAGGATCACTACTAGAGCAGTTTAGATTTACTTTGGAAAGTGGAACTCCTGGAGGAACAGGGGAACTTATAACAGAAGATACTGTACCCCTTTATTTCAATCAAGAAGAAGATTATGGTATG